ACCGAGCGAGCTGGCGAATCGAAGCCAACCCAAGGGAGCGAAGGCCAAAGCGACGAGGGCATTGATTGAGAACTCCGCCGTCATTGCTAATCGTCCGATCAGCCACAGTGAATCCGACATGGAGGGGTTAGAAAGCGCGACAGAGTTTGCTGGAAATCTCTTGGACTTGCCTGGTATCCTGGACAAGTTGAATCCAATTGAGTCCGACGTGATACTCCGCCGTTATGGTTTCGTCGATGGTGAAAAGCAGTCTTTGCGCTCGCTGAGTAGGACTTTTGGATTAAACCTTGTGGCGGTCACAGACATCGAGCACAGAGCGCTGAGCAAGATCAAGCACGAACTCACAAAAGAATCACCATGATCGAACACATCAAAGTCGGGGACATCGTGCATCTCTGTGAGACAGAAAACCCGTGGCGGGTTGTCTGCGTCGACCTAGACCGGGATTACGTGCGACTCGAAAGGGTGGGGGAAGCTTGGGTTCGGACTCGGGTCATCGCCCCGGACGATTTGCACCCATATCGCGATCCAGAGGGCCGGAAGGATGAAAATTAGTTTTGAGCAGATTGTCGGATCTTGTCTCGCGATTATCCTGACAGTCATGCCAGCGATTCTTTTCAAAATCAGTCAGCTTCATGTCATGGTCAACAGCCGGCTTACCCAACTCCTTGAGGTAACCAGAGCCGCGGCCAGGTCTGAGGGTATAGTTGAAGGACGCGACAACGTAAGGTCGGAGATAGCAGCGCAAACCGCCGCAAATGCCGAGGAGAAGTGAATAACATGTTAGCGTTCTTGGACCCCAATGCCGCCGGATTCTGGGAGCTGTTTGTCGTGTTCGGCTCCATTGGCATAGCCTTGGCTTTTCTGACCGTGCGATGGGCTTTTCGTGACGGTCCGAAACAAGGATGGCATGATGGCGAACGAGATCGAGAAAACTCGGTGTGACTACACGTTCGGGGGGTGGCCCGATCCAGACCTGCCCCGGCATCTCGATGGCGAGACGGTGAAACGAGCTCGACCGCAGAACGTGCGGATCGACCTCGAGCGGCATAAGGACTACTTGGAGTCCCCTTGATGGGCAGGCCGACCGCTATCTTGCCGAGCGAGGATCTGGTCTGGGACTTGGCGTTCCTCGGACATAGCGACCAGCACATCGCCTGCGTGATCGGGTGCCACCAGAGCTTGATCTCGAGGCGACCTGACCTGCAACGCATTATCGCTCAGGCCCGGGATGAACAGGCTGAAGCGATCGTTGCGGCATGGCATCTCAGTTCTCAGGGCTCACTGAGATCCGAAGGGCGATCCCAGCAACTCGTCGACATGGTCTGGGCGGCGCGGCAATGGAAGATTCGGCGGAAATCCGCTGTTTAACAACGACTTATCAGCGCAATGGCAAAGCGAGGAAGACCATTTGAACCCGGCCAAAGTGGCAATCCCAAGGGAAGGCCCAAGGCCGAGATCTGCTTGACGGGACTGCTGCGGACAGCTCTAGCTGAGAGGGACATCGATGGCAAGCGGTCGAAAGCCAGGGCTGTGATCGATGCCCTCGTCAGCGAAGCCTGCCAGGGAAGAACAGCGGCGATACAGCAGGTGTTCGACCGGATCGACGGACTCCTCCAGCCGATCCTCGCGGAACCCGATTTTGACCTCGACGCGGTGGTCCGAGCGATGAAGGCGAAGTATGACGACGTGCGGCCTGGAGGACCTCCTCTACGCGACGAAGTATGACCCAGATGCGTTCAACGACGTATTTGTTGCCGATAGCAAGTACTTCTGGTCACGTCAAAAGGAGATGTGCGACTCGGTCGTCAGGTACCGCAAGACGATAGTCTACAGTGGGAACATGATCGGCAAAGACTTCATGGTCGGGAGGCTGGTCTGGTGGTGGTTGCTGACACGTCCAGGTTCATTGGTGATGGTCACTGGGCCATCCCAAACAAGCCTTGGCAGCATTACTTGGAAAGAAGTACGGCAAGCGACACCGCGGTGGATTGGAACCCACGTGCCGTCAATACGAGTCAAGCTCTCCCAAGGTGTGAAGACGAGCCCCCATCTTGTGGTGACGAATTCGGGATCGGAAGCGATTGGCCTTTCGACGACCACAGTTGAGCGATTTTCTGGGCATCATAACCCGAACCTCTTCGTGATCATTGACGAGGCGTCCGCACTCGAACCGGAGATTCGCGATTCGATCCAGTCTCTAGGATACGAACGGCTTTTGGCGATCGGCAACCCGATCAGGGCGGACGGCCCGTTCATCGAATGGATCAGGCAGGCGGAGTCGGACGCCAGAGACAATGTCCCGCCTCACCTCGCGACGAACGCGATCCAGATCCCAAGCACCGACTCGCCTCATGCTACCTGGGAGAAAAGCCCATGGGGCATTGCAGACCAGACGTTCATTCAGAGCAGCTATCGGGACTATGGCGGAGAGCACAGCTTCTGGTGCAACAGTCACATCCACGCTTTGATTCCGACTGTCTCCGCTCAGCGGCTCATCCCGGACGCTTGGCTCGATTACGCGACCTCGATTCAACGGCAGAATCAGCCCCCGTATCACCCAGTGCATCGTACCCGCCGAATAGCGGTGGACCTGTCCGAGGGCGTTGGGCGGGATGACACTTGCATTCTCGTGAGGGACTCGCATGGCATCATCGATGTTGACGCCCGGAATTCTCTATCTCTGGCTGATGCAGCAGAAGCAACGGCGCGACTCGCACTCCGCTACCAGATCCCAGCCGACCGGATCAGCTATGACGGACTCGGCATCGGCCGGGACTTCCCCAAGCACCTTGCGAAGCATGGACTCACCGGATGCGTCCGCTACGTCGGAGGCGGTCAGCCAGACGAGCCCAGAAGGTTCTTCAACCTCAGAACCGAATCCGCTTGGCACCTTCATGATCGGCTCAACCCCGATCGCCACACCGATGACAGCTTCCCAAATACAAGCCGTCAGATCCCGTTCCACATTCCCGCGCGGGCATGGTGGTCACTCATGAGACAGGACCTGGCGGCGCTCACATACGAGCTCGTCGGTGAACGTCAGGTCAAGCTGATCAAGAAAGAAGACCTAATGGAGAACCTGGGGCGATCGCCGGACCGGGGAGACGCCCTGATCCAGAGTTTCAGTTGGGACCGAACGACATGAGAGACGACAGTCTTCAAGCCATTGCTCGGCAATGGAGCCAGAAACTTTGGGAGTGGCTGGAAGAGTCGTACGACCGTCTTGGTTGGGACCGAACGACATGACCAAATCCAAGAAGACCATCCTCGATCGCGTGACTCGCGACTTCGCGTTCCGCGTCTGCCCGGCCGGTGCCGATCCTGATCGGCATGCCGACCGCGAGCACGTGCGATCGATCCTTGGGTCGGCGGCCATCGACCTGGCACGGATCGTTCCCGAATCCCGCGAGCTAAACCATGCCCTGAACAAACTTGACGAGGCGGTACACTGGGCACACGATGCCATCGACCGTTACAGCGAACATAGTCCGGATGTCAGCCAATGAGCGTCAAGCCTCCCTGCCTAAGCCCCCGTCCAGATTTTCGCGCTACGGTGCGGAGATATATGGATCATCCAGTCGGCACTGAAGGTTGGACTGACTGGATCGAGCCTGATCAAAAGCTATATCGACTTCGCTGTTGTGATTGCCGACTGGTACACGACATGCAATTTCGCATCATTGAAGACAAGATTCAGTTTCGGGCACGTCGCAATGCTCGCAGAACAGCAGCTAGTAGGCGAAAGCGATGACGATCATCGATACGGAAATGACACTGGACCCCAGACGCGGCAAGTGGCGCGAGATCACCCCGGACGAACCGCCGGGATCCTACCGGCACGTCACTGACGGTACAGCGTGCTGGTGCAAGCCCATCGTGATGGGCAATGTGATCGTGCACCGACCTTGGGCCGAATGCGGCGCCGAGGTGTGGGACAAGCTGCTCGTCACCGACGTGGTGACGGGTACCTGGAATTTGAACCGGGTGTGATGCATGAGCGCTGAAGGCTCCGGAACGATGGATGCCCGGCTCTTCCCCGCGTTACCCAACGTGGGGGGAAGCTTCTCGTCCGACTCGAAAGATTGGATAATCAAGGAGGTCGAGGCCGGCCTGCGCAACCATCGTCCGCGGCTCGCGTCGGCCATTGAGAATCAAGCCTTCTATGATCTCGAGAGCGATCGATACCAGCCTCGTCGAGAGGCTGAAACTGAATTTGATTTCGCAGGGCGTCCCAAGCGACAAAGCGGATTCGTTCAGCAGGCAGTTGATCGGCTCTGTGAACATACGTATAACCCCGGTCCCCAACGGACCGTTGTGGGAGACGGACTGGCAGATTCACTGCTCGAACAAGTCTACGAGACCAACCACATCGACTGCGTGATGCAGCACGCCGAAGCACAGGCGACGCTGAACGACGTCTGCGCGCTGCAGATCAAGTGCACGAACGATAAGGACAAGCCCGTCGACTTGCAGCTTTGGGGCGGCGACGAGTTCACGGTATTCACCGATCCGGAGGATCCCCGGCAGGCGTTCGCGGTCGTCACGATCGACCGCTATAATCAGAGGACGCGGTACAAGCTGTGGTTCGAAGACGAGGTTCGGACCTTCCTCACCGACCAGTATAGCGCGGACAAGACCGCCGGCGCCCGGGTGGCGATGCAGGCCAGGACCGAGGAGAAGAACACCTATGGTTGCATCCCCTTCGCGTTCCTGCACTATCGAGCTCCGGTACGACAATTCTGGACGCCTGGACCTGGAACGTTCCTTCGTAAGGCCGAACTCCGCATCAACGATCGACTATCAGAGCTTGACGAGCTCATCAGCAAATATGGTCGCCCGATCGGAGTGTTTCGGAATGTCTCTCCGACCTACACTCCAGAGATCGGACCCGGACGATTCCTGCGACTCTGCCGAGGCGGTACCGGATACACAGGGGACGGATACGCCGATGGCGGAGAGCCCTCGGCCGAGTACCTCCAAGCCCAGCTAGCGATCGAGAGCATCTGGGTCGACCTCGAGAAGTACATGAAGCAGGTGGCGGCAGCCGTCAACTTGCCATTCACTGCCCTTGAGTTGCAGTACGATGATGCGGCTTCTGGGATCGCCCTCGTGATCAAGTCAGCTCCCTTGCTCACGAGGGCCCGCCAGAGGAGACCAATCTTTCAGCTCGCCGAACTGGCTATGGCCCGCACAATCCTGACCGCGGCCGGGAACCATTATGGGCACGCCGAACTGCTCGATCAGGCAAAGACGCTCGAACTGCTGCTCGCCTGGGCCGAGCCCCGTATCCCAATCCCGGGCCCCGACCGCGACCAGGCCGATGAGTGGGAGATGCAAGTCGGCATCAAAAGCAGGATCAACGTCTGCATGGAACGGTACGGACTAAACCACGACCAGGCCGTGCAGCGACTCAAGGAGGTCGCTGAGGACGAGGAAATCGCGAAGGGCGTTCTCCCGCAGGAGCTAACCCCGCCGGCAAGCGAGACGATGCCGTCCGAAGAACAGGACGCGCGGACGCAGCAGCAGTACGACGACACGACCGGGGCCGAGAGCGGGTACGAAGAAGGGCAGTCGAAGGCGACCGGACCGCAGACGACGAGCGAGGCAAGCGACTAACATAGGAGAGCACGGTCCCCTTGGCAGGGCACCATGTCCCAGGGTGCAGTCGCGCTAACGACTGCTCCCTGGCATTTGGAGGCAAGCGACTAGATCTTCATAAACGATCACTTCTTGCACGCGCAGACTTCACATATGAACAAATCAGCCAGCTCAGATTGCTCCAAGTTGGCCGATTGATGTGGCCTACAAGGCGGGCTACTCGCGGGGGCTATTCGACCCAAGATGCATTGTGCCGACAAAGCAATGCGGCGGCAAGAGCGAGGCAAGTGATTAGCACGCATGACGATCCAGCCGAGAACTTTCGAACGATGCGGACGGGCATTGCCCTAATCGTACTGATCGGCTTGGTTCGCCTCGCCGCGCTCTATTTCACTGGGGTTTGACGATGAAAGTTCGAGATCTGAAGCCCGGCATGCCTTTCACGATCGAGGGTGCCGGGTCGCTTAGCGGGTCGAAGGTGACCTACATCCGGATCAATGCCCTTGGAGATTCCTACCGGGACAATGCCCTGGTAACGAAGCTCTGGAGTACGACCTGGATTCACGGGGACCGGGAAGTTACCTGGTCAGGCCCCCCGATCGAGAGCGACTGATCGATGAGACTAGCCCTTATGCTAATCCTGATGGCAGCATCCGCGTTCACCAATGGCTTGGCTGACCGCCGCAAATTGATGACCCAGCGCGGTCTGTATTTCGTGGCACGCCAGACAACGTGCGACGCAAGTTACTTGTGCCTGCATCCTCTGTACAACCCGACGTATCCGCAATCTCTGCACTGGATGATTTGCCCCGGAGTAAAGCGTGGACACTGACCGCATCCGCGCCGCGATCCGCGCCCACCGACGTCTGAAGCGAATCTATCGCCACCCTGAACGGGCGCCGGAGTGGCTCGAGATCTTTGCCGACCTAGTCGACGCCGAGGCTTACTTCAAGGAGATTCGCGATCCGACACCGGATCAGGCCCTCGACTACCGGCGGGTGCGAATCGCACTCAGGAGGTAACCATGATTCCAGAAGTTTATTCCGGTTTTGTTGGCACAACCGGCGGGCCTACAACCATATTCGCTTCGCCCGACGCTGGACCCGGAGATAGCACATTTGCCTGCGGGATCAATAATTCAGGAACCATCGTCGGATTCACCTTCACATCGGGTGGCGTATTTGAAAGCTACACGCGTTCGAGCGGCGGAGTTTTCACACCAATCACATTGCCTGGAGTAACCAATCCTTGCGCGCATGGCATTGACAACGCCGGAGACATCGTAGGCTCCTGCTTTTCTGGTAACAGCAAGGGTTTCTTGCTCGCGTCGGGAGGCGCGTTTACGGCGATCAATGTGCCCGGCAGTGTCTATTCTGTTGCGACGGGCATCAACAATAGTGGACAGATCATAGGATGGTATATAGACAGCATAACCACATCTGGGTTTCTCTACCAGATCCCAGGAAGCACATTCACGACTATCTCGGTAGGCCCTCAGACTTACCCCCTGGGAGTCAATGGTTCGGGTGTTCCCTATACGATCCCAGGCGGCACACCCACGACCATCTCGGTGGGCCCTCAGACTTATCCTCTGGGAATCAATGATTCGGGTTACATCGTTGGCGTGGTGTCGGGCCCAACAGGCACGCAAGGCTTTATAAGGTCGCCAGCAGGTTCCGTAGAAATTTTCGCCATTCCTTCATCCAACTTCACAATTGCAACATGCATCAGTAATAGCGGAGTAGTCACAGGCTATTATCAGTACTCGGATGGGAATCAATGGGACTCCTTCTCTCTCGCATTATTCCAGTTCACTACAAATTGGGCGACTCCTTCACTGTACACGTTTAACACATTTAATTATGATCAACCTAGCTATCCGTATTACACCACATCTTATCTTAACCCACAAGCGATCAATGATTCCGGTCAGATAGCCGGAACCATAAATATAGC